CCCCTTACTCAAAATAGTAAATGCGTGTGATTTTGCGTCGGCCTTTTCCGCTATTCGGGACAGAGTATTTTCTGACGCCTTTTTCAAGCCTGAAAACTTCGAGCGTCTGCCCGTCGCAATGCGTGTCAAGCTGGCCGCCGGGGTCGTCTACGTTGAAAGTCAGATTGCCCGCGTCGTCAGTCGCGTAGCCGTCGATTGACTCGAAGTGCTCACCGTTCAAACTGAAAGGTACCGGCTGACCTTTGAGCAATAGTTCAAGGATTTTTTCGCGAATCTTTGGGCCTGCGTATGAGCAATACGAAAGCGGCCCCGCACCTGCGAGACGCGCGAAACGCGTGTCGCCTTTGTTTGCCTCAACCTTTATGTAAAACTTTTCATTGATACAGCCCGCATTTTTCAGCGCGTCGCGGTATTGTTCCCACGTCATCTTGAGGCCGTGCAGGGTGTGAAAATACATATAAAGCGTGGTGAAAAAGCAGGCGTACTTATTGTTCGGGTCTTTGTTCGCGAATTGACTTACGCGAGTTTGCCCGATGTCTTTCTGGGTCAGTGAGCCTATAAGGCTTGCCGCTTTGCTGATTGCTGCCTTAATCATCGTGCGCCCCTCTTGTGGTGCGCTCGTCTGTGCGCCCCTTTTCGTATGCCGCTATCTCGGTTAAAGTCAATTCGACTTTGTGCAGGCTCTTTACTGTCTCAGCCTGTTCTTTTGCCATGCTTTCAATCGCTGCCGTCACCCTCGTAAGCTGCTCTTTGCTGCTATCGTTTGCAGTGCGTACTGTCTGCTCGATACGGTTATCGGCTGCGATTCGCTGCAGTCGCTCAGACCTTCCGTTTGCCTCAACGCGCACAGCCCATACGATAACCGTCGCCGCTGCGATTATTTGCGGCCAGTGCTTTTGAAGTAGCTCGTCCATGTTAACTCTCTTAGTACTTTATGCAGACCAGCACCGCAATCTCTGCGGGGCGTGTCTCGTCGCCGGTGCGCGGGGTGCCGTTTACGCCGTCGGTTACCGGAGAACCGGTATTAGTCAATGCAAGCCCGGCCGAGTTTTGTATACTTGAGCCGCCTGCACCAGAAACACCAGAAGAATGAAAATGCCCCTGCAACTGATCGTTGCGTGACGCGCCAACCGTGCCGCCGTTGTACGGCGTGCCGTTCGCGCGTGTCATCGTGCCATGCTCACCAGCGCCGACCATGACGAGGCCGCGAGCGTCGGGGACATTAAATGTAGTACTGCCGTCGCCGGCCCCGTATGTGGTAGAAACGACGGCGAAAAGGTCTGCGTATGTCGCGCGCGAGACTGCTGCGCCGTTGCAAGCAAGATAGCCAGTCGGCGCAGACGCGCCTGCAAATTGAATGTAAGTGCCGGGCTTAACGAAAAGATTTGCGAACGCTGTTTGCGCGGCAGCAATAACGAGGGTTTTAAGTTCAGACCACAAAAGATATTTTAAGACCCCGCCAACGATTTGAAAGAAACCCACATGGTCAGCGTCAACCGGCGTCGCGGCGTCAGCGTCGTTTATGTTTTCGCCGTCGTTTAGATATTCGAGGTTTTCCCAAATTGCCTGATTATTTGCGCGCAAGTGGTCGCCGCGCGCCGCGTCGGTGTCACCGAAAACCGGGGCAGCGCCGCCGGGTAAACTTGGGTCGTCTTGGGGTAGTGCCATTTTAGCCTCTTATTATTTTAGTTTTCACTGCGTCAACGTGTTTAAGGCGCTTCGCGTAGGTCGGATATAAAGATAATTTCAACCGATTCGTCAACGTGTACGACGCGCAGGCGCAAAACAAAGTTTGCGGGTTTAATTCGGCGCAGCACGCCGATGAGCGTTGCGAGGGCGACCGGGCTTTCGGTTAAGAGTTTGACCGATAATTCAAGCTCGCCTGAAAACGTTGATAGGTTGCCCCACGTTGAAAATGTGCCGTAACCTTGCGTTGCGCCGTCAGAGGGTGGCACGGTTTGCGAGCTGAGTGCATAAGTCACCGTTGCCGGGTTTGGTGCCCAAACGGTGATTGCTTCGGGCACGGGCCGCGCACCTGCGGGGTTTACTAAGCCTAAATCGGCGTTCGGTGTCGATGACTTACGCCACGCCGTGCCGTCTGAATAGTACACCGCCCGGCGGTCGCCTGTGCCGTCGTCGTCAACGATACACAAGACCCCGGCAGAGGGCACCGCACCGGGCACGGTTGCCGAAAAGTAAAACGGCGGCACGCCGCCCGTGTCGGGGTAGGCGGGGTCATTTGTTAGCTGCTTGGCGCACCACACAATGTTACCGCCTGACAGATAGCCTCGCGCGTACCATAACGCGTTAGACGGTGCGCGCGCCCAGCCTGAGGGCGCAGCCCATGCACGCGGTGTGTAAACCACGTTTGCGGGCGCGGCGGGTGACGCCGCCGACGAATAGACGATAAAGCCGGTGTCGGCGATTGACGGTTCAAAAATGCCCGCCGACACGCGCGGGATAAAGTCAATGTCAATCCATTGAAAAGGCGGCATCGCGAGCGCGCCAAGGGCGAGCGCGAAATTCTCAATCGCCGACGTAGACCACGAACCCGACACCATTTTGTAAAGCGACGCGGCCTGATTATTCGTGCCGCCAAAAAAAGCAAAGCCGTACCGCGATAAAAGATAATTCAGCCACGGGTTGCGCGGTGTGTCGGGAAAAGTGAAAAGCCACGGCGTCAGAATCATTTGACGCAGTAAATTTTCGTCCGCGACGCGCTGCGCTAAAATCGTATCCCACCACGTAATAAAGTCTTTAGTTTTCTGCGTCGCGCTTTCCCGCGTATTAAAAAAGCCGGGCGGTGTCAGCTTGACAACTGTCGATTTTTCCGCAAGCGTTGCCATTTTTACCCGCTAATTTCGCGTACGGTCACAAAAACTTTTTCGGGGTCAATAAACGCGAAACGGTCAAACCACGACGTATCGTCTGAAAAAAGCACGTCGTCGCGAAAGTTAATAAACTGCCGGTCGTATGGGTCAAGGCTCATCGTCACGGGCGTTTCGTATTCGACGCCAGCGTCTAAAACGATTTCGAGCGACGGGCAAGAATCATAGAAAAGCTGAGGTGTGTTTTTCTTTGTGCTTAGGTCGCTGACTAAATCGCGAATCTGAGCGATGCCGAAAATCGGCGCAATCGGGTCTGTTTGCCCGACGTCACCCGCAAAGTCGATTGCGGTTTCTGTGGGGTACTCATATTCGTCTTGCTCGAAAACGATGGTAGAAACACCGTCAACGCCTGAGAAAAACGACATGAGGCGGCGGATAAAGTACGCGGCAAAGTCATTTGCCTGACTTATTTTTTCGCTCTGCTTCGTGCCGTCAGCGAAGCGCACAAGTATTGTTGCCGTAATGGTCATTTCGACGGCTTGCGCCGGGGTGAAAAAGTAATTCTGCGGCGTGCCTGAAACGTACACCGTGCCGCCTAAAACCGGGTGCGTCGCGCTGCCTTCATTCTGCGCGTTCACGAACTCGAAGCGGCGTGACAGTACGTCAAAAATCTGCGCGATTTCGAGCGCCGGGGCGTTCGGCCCGTTCGGCGTGCGCACGACGCAGTTATAGCCGTTACCAGGCAGGGGCACCGGGTCGGTTTGCCCTGACGTCGATTTATTGATATAAAACCGCGCGGCGGAGTAGTATTTTTTCAACTCAGTTTCAGCAGCGACACTGCCAACCTGTGCGCCGTATTCTGATTTTTCCTGAATCACTCTTTGCAGGTAAAGCGCGTCGCTTTCGTCGTCGTAACCGTCAAGCCACGGCAAAGGGTTTGTCGCCGTTATGTCGAGGCCCGGCGCGGTAAACGTACGGTTTGCCGGTATGTTTCCACCGATGCCGGTTTCAACCGCCGTCACGACGGCCTCAGCCGTGCCGTTTGCAGGCACCGTCACGGTCGTTGCGCCGATTGTGTATTTTTGCCCGGTTGACGCCGTAAACTCGGTGTCGATAGGCACAACGATATCTGCGCCGGTGACGTTAGTCAAAACTAAATAGCCGCTCGTTGCTTTGGCGGCGCGGCGTGGGTTGTTAGGGTTTTGCAGGTCAATCAGTGCGCCTGTCGGCGACATGAGCGCAGCGAGCAACGCGCCTGCGTCTTCATCAATTAAAACGCTCACCTGCGCAAACATATTTGCGAGTACAAGTTCGGGCGGGTTGCCCGGTGAAAACTGAATCGACGCCGGGGCGGCGTCAATGATTTGCTCTAATGCTTCGGAAAGCGTGAGCGGGACAAATACACCGTCTATAATTGGCATCGTTAAACCTCAATTAAAATTCGTTCGTCTTTGTATTCTATCGTTTTCACCGTAATTGATTTTTCAACTACGCGGCGCGCGTCAACCAGCTTGTCGGCAATGCCCGTCGGCAGTTTCCACACGAGCGGGCTGCGCCCGTAATTCTCGTCGGCAAAATATAAACCCTGTTCGCAACGCAATTCGCACATCGCATTTTGCACCGCAAGCCGCGAACCTGTGACCTCTTTAACGAGGCCCGTCGTCGCGTCGTAAAGTATGTCGCCATCGTCAGAAAGTGCTAAACCCATTTTTTCAATCCAGTTTGTGATTAGCCGAAAGCGTCGCGCTATTCCATGACGGCACAGGCGGCGAACCGGGAAAAGGCGCAATTCCGCCCGTTGGGCCGGGTGCGACGCCCGTTGCGCCCCACGCGTAAAGCGCATTTAGTGCGGCAATCATTGCTTCAATCGTGGTTTGCAGAGACTCACCGAGAACCATTTTTTGCGTGCCCGCGCCGAGTGTCGCTTTGCCGGTCAAGTTAAAATCGCCACCCACGTTCAGCGTTTTCGTAATGTTAAAGATAGCGTCGCGCGTCAGCTCGTCAGAAAATACAGCCACAATGATTGGGTTTGCGCCGGTCGAGCGGTTCGAGCGGTTCTGCAAAGCGTGTTCAAAATTATTTCGACTCGTCACACACAAAACGATATTGCCCGGCTCAGGCTTTATGGCGTCACCTGCGAGCGCAGGCATTTCGGGCGCGTCGTCGCCGTTAAGCTCGATTACGTGCGGCTGTACTATCCATTGCCCCGCGTCGTCGGCCTCTTCAATGACCGTTGCCGAAAATACGTCGGCGATTGACCGATAGTATTTTTGGTCGGTGTCCTGTGTAAATCGCGGTATCATTTTTTTAGTGCCGCCACATATACCTGATTTTCGAGCAGCGCCGCAACTTTGGCTTGTGAAATTAGCCAGTTATTTGTTGCTGTGATTTTCAATTGCTTAGTGTCGCGCCCGTCGATTAAGTCGTAAGCGAGAATAAAAAACTTGTAAACGTCGGCGGGTTTTTTCGTCAGCCTGCTCGCAAGCTCGTTAAAATTTAGCCCCGTGTCGCTTATGAGTGGCGTTTGACTGACGGCAGGCGCAGGCGAGGCGACTTTATTCAGCCCGGTAAAAACTGCACTGCCTATATCGTTTGTGATCGTCATTGACGAAAACAATTTAATGTCGAAAACGTCGGCGCTGAACTGACCAAGCGTGTAGTCAGACAAAGCAAAATTGTAAATCATAATCTGTTTTGACCCGGTGAACGCACCCTCAGCCACGGGCGGCGTAGTGGGCGCGCCTTTTGTGCGAGTGTCATGGAAAACGTAACCGCCGTCTTTGAAAATAAATGACAACTGATTTTGTAAACAGATTTCGCCTAAAATTTCGTTTAGCGGCATCGCGGGGCGAAAAATTTTAGACACAGGCAGCGCGGTTTTGTCTGCGCCCTCAGCGAACGTGCACGGCGTCGGCGCAAGCAGTTTTTCTAACTGCTTAAAAAGCGGCGTTTTTTGGTCTATGTTCACGGCCTTTTTTGCCGTAATTATTATGTCGTCAAAGCCTGCGCCGCTGATTGTTAGTTTCGTATCGGTCGATAAAGACGACGGCGAATGCTGCGCAGCGTATGCGACAAACTCACGACCGACAACGCCTTTTATGCCGCGCACGATCATTGACGCATAGACAATTGTTTTCTGTGGGTTGACGACGCGTTGCACCACGGCTGTCAACGCCTCCATACTTTCCTGTTCAACAAAGTATTGCGGCGAAAACAGGCTAATGAGCGCGCCGGGCGGGTTAAAGACAAGGCCGAAAAACCGCGAACGCCATGAGTCGCCGGGGTTGACGCCCGTTATTGAATATGTCGCGCTATATTCGACAGAGTAAATTTCGGGTTTGTTCAAAACGCGCCCCGAAAGTTTTTTCGGCATAGTCGCCGCCGCGAGCGTCGCGATTTCGGACGTACCGAACCTGTCGTCAGAGCGCAGCGAGTCAATTAAGACAACCGGCGTTATTGAACCGCCAAGCGAAAGTTTTTTTAGCGCGTCAGCGAAGCCGGGGCTTTCAGGGTCAAGCGCGTTCGCCGCCTCTACTGCCTCAGCAGGCGGGCCACTTTCCTGTCGGTAAAAAATCAGCACGTCAGTAATCCACCCGCAAAAATCTGCACTCAGGGTCGGTTACGGCTTTTGTCGGTATTGCGCCCGTAACGAAAAGCCCGCGAAAAATATCTGCTCCGGGCATGACAGCGACGAGGGCTTTCGGCACGTACTCGCCGTCGGTCACATCGTAAATCTGCGCAAGCATTTGTTCGACGTTGACTAATTCCCACCCCGCCGTCTTACCGTCGCGGCACTCCACCGCGTGTTTATTGCCGGGCGCGATTTCGCCGAACGAAAACTCAGTCGAAATGACAAGGTCGTCGAGTGACTTAAAATAACTCAAAACAGCCCCCCGGCAACCTGCCCAGCAAGTGGTGAAAGTAGTTCGCCCGCAAGGGCTTTCAGGCCGCCCGCAAGACTCGTGTCGCGGCGTTCTAACTGCTCACGCATTTCAATCGAAAACATTGCGCCGCGTTTTTGCTCGTCGTGCTGCGGTTGTATGCGCTCAATGTACCACTTTGACGTCAAATAAGGCGTTTGCTGCTGCAAACTGTTAAGCGAAAAATACGCGCCAAGCAAAAGCACGGGCTGCCGGTTGTTTTTGATTGCGTTGAGCGCGGCCACCTGCGCGTTTAGAAACCCGGTCGTGAGGCCCGACAGGTTAGGGAGCACGGCACCGAACGACGCAACCGAGTTTGTCAGAAGCGCGATGCCCGACAATATGGTTTGTATCGTGCGTATCGTTTCCGTTGACGTGTCATCTTCTGAAATTACGCCTGTAAATTTCATTGTCGATGGCTGAATGATAGTGCGCGCATTAAACTCGCCCGCCTGAGTTATCGCGCCCGTAAGCCGCGCCGACAGTTCCGCTTGCTCTTCAGGTATAGCAAGCAAAACAAAATTAGGCACAGGCGCTTCTTTTGTCGGCATACCTAAAAGCACAGCCGCACCGATTGCGTTTGTAACGGCGTTCGATATAAGTTGCGACGGGTCGAGTGAAATTGCCATTTAACGCCCTATTATATCGACGGCTTTGTTTACCGCCACCGCAAGTTTTTCTGCCCCGCCAATAAGTTTCACCTGCACTTCTTTTAGGCTTTGATCGAGCTTATATAGCGTGTTGCCCATGCGCCCCGCCATGTCCGAAATACGCAAGTCGTGCGCCTCGTCTTGCCGCGCCCATCGCGCTGACGCCGCGCGCGCTGATTTCGTTGCGGGGTCTTCACCCTGCACTTTGTCGCCATAGTCGCGCATTAACGCCGCTTGCAACTCCTGTTTGACTGACGGCAGAGCGCCCGCAAAACTGTTCGAGATAGATTGCAAAATCGCGCCCTCGTCGGTACCGAGTGCCGACCAATTACCCGACGCAACTTGCGTTAATTGTTCGACGTTTTTGCCCTTGCCGATAAAGTCGTTTAGCACGTTCGCGAGCGGTGTCTGAATTTTGCCGAACTGCCCGGCCACGCTTTGAGTGAACGCCGTTTTGTCGGCGGGTGTCCACCCTGACGACTTGTCGCTCGCGTCGCCTTTTGCGAATAGTTCGGCCCGCAGTTTACCTGCGGTGTCTGACGCAGGGCCGCCGACGCCCGCCGCGCGGGCGATTTGCGCAGAATAACTATTATTCTTTGACTTGTCGTGAAGCTCAGCCGCTGCAATTTTTTTTGCGTTGTCTCTTTCGATTTTGGCTTTCGCCTTGGCTTCATCTTTGCTGAAAGATAACTCGCCGCCATACAGGTTATTTTGCTGGTTGCGTTTGCGAATTTCAAGCGCACTCGCTGACGATTGTTTCGCAGAGCCGACTGCGCCCGCTGCTGCGCCCACGCTGACCCCCGCAAGCTCTAATGCGCCCGCTGCCGCTCCACCCGCGAAAGGTATGCTGCCCACGACCTTACCCGCCGCACCTAACGCGCCCTGTATAAACGCCACTGGGTCGAGTGTTGCCGCGCTGCGCGCAACGTCTTTTAACGCGTTACCGGCCATGCTCGCGCCCTTCACTAATGTGTTATTAGCGAACTGCTCTTTTTTCATTTCGGCGAGTTTTTCCCGCCCGCTGCGTGCGGCTAAGTCACGCTCCATTTGCGTGACTTGCTTTCGCGCGTTTATTTCGGCGCGAACACCGCCGAACGAACCGCCACCCCCGCCGAAACTCAGATTTGTTTTTTTGACGAGTTCTTTTTTGGCTTTATTGATTTTAGCCATCGTCGTTAAAACGACGTTTTGATCTTTGACGCCGAACTTGACAAGCGCGTCAATCACGAGCGCACCGCCCGCGCGAGGTCGGCGATATATTCGCGGTCAATAACAGGTTTTAGTTTTTGAACGTGTAAAATAAATTCGGGGTCAGCCGTTTGAAGCTCTGTGTAGGTAAAAAGGTTTTTCGCCACACACTCCCCCCACTCTATTAAAGAAACGGCGTAAAAAAAAAGTTTTCTGCAACGTCGCCGAGTAGTTTTATCACAGCGGCGTCAATGTTCGCAAAGTCTTTATTGATCGGCACCACGCCTTTTTTTATACAGCGTTGCGCGTTGAGTTCTTCAAGCGCGGCCATGATAGACACCTCGCGCGCTCGCGCGATGCGAAAGCCGTTAATCGGTTTTTCGAGTGCGTATTCCGTCGCATCGTAAGCAATCGTTACGCGTTCGGGCGTCATCGACACCACGTCAGCAAGCGCACACACAGCGGCGCGCTTGCGCATAACGTCACGCGAAACGTCAGTCGAGCGGATAAGTTCAAGCCACGCGCGCTCTTTTTCGGTCGGGCGCGTGTCTGAACCGTCGCCGATTTCAGTTGAATCGGCGTTTATGATTTTCAGGCGCTCACGCGTGACGTGCGGGATTTCACTCATACTATAGCGGCTGTCCCGTTACCGGGTTAATCTGAATTAGGTCGCCGAAATCGAGCATAATTTCGATTGTCGGTTGATCGTAAGCAATTGTCGGTGTCGGTATGACCGGCATAAAGCAGCGCAAGTGCCGTTGTATGCGTGCAAGGTTGTCCGTGTCTGTAAACAACTTATAGTAAAAATCAAGGTTGAAAAGTTGCTGCGGGTTGCGTTGCGCCCACGAAACGAGTCGGTCGATGTCTGTACCCATGAGCAGAGTCATCGGGCGCGTGCCTGCGCGGCTGTTTGTCTGCATAACAACGTCGTTACCTGCATTAGCAGACAGAAAACGGTTGCCGCGCTCATACTTCGGAGTGATTGGCCCCAAAAATGCAGACTCGTGATAAGCGACCTCGCCACCGAACTGTAACGGCCCCTCGCTCGTTGCGCCGATAGGGGTGAGTGTCGCGACACACTCCGCTATATTAACTCTGACTGATTCGCCTACTGCCATTTTATACCTGCCTTAAAGACCTTGCAAAACAAACGGGATGTAATGCAGCGCCGAATAATAACGCACCTGTGCGACGATTGCGCCCACCGGCAAAATGCCGGTGCTTTGCCATGTCGGGTCGAGCGCGAGAATTTCGGCTTCGCTTTTCAGCGTCGCGACAAAATCGGCCTGCCCCTGTGCGTTTGTCTGAATTGCGCCAACTTTCCAGCAGTCGTTTAGCTTGCCGACAAAGAGCGCAAAGATTTTTAACAGGTCGCTATAGCTCGCTACAACGCCCGGCTGCCCGGCTGCCTGCAAATCGTTTCGCACGCCAACGCGCACGTAGTCGGCAACAAAATACTGCGCTATTTTTGTTTCGATCTGCGGAGTTGTGGGCGGGTCGGTCGGCGCGTTCATTTGCGTATTGTAAACGAACGCAGAATTGCCGACGTCTTTCGCGCCGTTGTACTGCGCGAGGCCCGCCGCCTCTATCGTGGCGCGGAAAGTTTGCGGGAAAGTGTCAGCGAGCGCGCCGGGAAAATCGTGCGCGTCAGAGAGTGACCCTGCGGAACGGGCAATAAATCCGCCGTACAGAATAAAAACAAGCATCGCCAAAATCGGGTTATTATATGCAAGCGTATATTCGTCAACTTCGGTATACCGATTTGACACGAGTGTCAACGTGTTCGGCGCGCTTGCGCGCAGCGGTTCGGTTGCGTCGCTGAGGTCAACGGGCAACGCGTAAACATCCTCATAAGATTCGAGCGACAAGGTAAAAACAAAAAGTTTTTCGCGCGCATCGGTGCACCACGCATTGATTGTTTTCGCATCGGCAATAAAATCGGCGTAGTCGTCAACGCCCTGTGTCATTGACGACAGGGTGAGAAAAGACCAGTTACGCGGATATTTGTTCGCAAGCGTCAGGTCGGCGTCGGTGACGGCTGCGCCTGCGGTTGAAAGTATGTAAAACTCAGTCGGCGCGATTTGACCGGAAAAGACAAGCTCAACGTCTTTGCAAATACCCGGCGCGCTGCCCTCGTTCGCCGCAATAAACGCTTCATAAGTTGCCGCCGTGAGTTTGATTAAACCCGTTTCAGCGTCAGGCACGAACGAACCGTCGAGCGTTTCGCGTGTCACGGCGACGATAGAGCGAGGCAAACCGCCAAGCGCGCCGACCGTCAAGGTCGAAATTGTCCGTATAAACGATGCGGGAAAAGCCATTTAGATAACCTCTGTTTTAATCGTACTCGCCACTAAGTGCGCCATTGACTACCGCCAACGCGCTGTCAACCGAAGAATCAACGTACGGCGTAATTTCAAGGGCATAAGAACAAACCGCCGCAAGCCTGAACGTCGTCGCGAACGATACTTTCACGCTGCCTGCGTTGTACCCGATGTCAACCGGGCCGGTGATTCTTTGCAGCGAAACGAGGTCGCGCCATATTTGAACGCGCGTGTCTTGTATGGCGTTCATAACTTTATCGTAAAGCACCGTCAGCGCAGCGGCGTTATATTGTTCATTTTCTGCCGCCGCGTAATAATTCATTTGAAAATCAAACCACGTTATGATTTTACTTTCCCGCGTTGTGTGCGGCGGTCGGTCAATGTTTGTCGGAAAATGCGTCTGAAAATACGGGTAGCGGGGTCGATCGGCGCGCGCCTTTTGCTGCGCCGGGTTTATGCCGAACGCGTAACAGCGCGGGTCGTCGCCCTGCGCAACTAAAAACCCGTTCATTCGCTTATTCAGCTCATAATAAATTTCGCTAAGCGTCATTCGTACACCCCGCCCGGCTCTGCCGCAATGAGGTCGAGCGTAAGCACCGTTGCACCCTCGCTGACTGACTGCTCAACCACGCGCCACCACGCCCCGCCCACGAGCGCGCGCTGTGCGTTGCGGTCGATAGACTCAGGCACGCTCAGCGACGCGCCGTTCGTGACAGTCAGGCCACCGGCTGCGAGGCGCTGTATTTGTTCAGGCATAAGTTTTGCCGAGAATGTCGCCAAGTACTCAAGCGTAAAAACTGACGCCGGGCCATACGTGCCGTCTTCCTGTAACGCGTCATATTCATCGGCGATAAATTCAAGCGTGACAGGGTAGCGGGCAAGACGACGCAAAGCCGCGTTAATCGCGCCGCGCGTGTTTTGAAAAGCTACGTCCACTAAATCGGCCCGCCCGCGACAAACGCCGCGCGGCGTCTGCCCTCAATGCGCCGCCTGAATTTTTCGGGGCCGTCACCGCCGAGCGACGTTGACAAACCGTTTTCAGTCACGCTCACGATTTCGGGAAACTTATTATCGGTAAACAGATAATGACAGGCGGTGTCGATAACCTGCGCGTTATAGTCAGCAGTAGAATAAAAAGCCCGGCGAACATCGCGCCGGGCGTCGTCTAAATACCCCTGCAACTCGTCGTCAGGGATAGCAGCGTTTGACAGACGGCGCTTTATCGCCGCGATAAATTCGGCGTCTGTCATGCTGTGTTTTAGGCTGCTACGTCAAATTTCATGAGAAACACACCGCCATAGTTACGGAAAGCGAGGCCACCCGTAACAGTTTGCGCATAATACTCCATCGACATAGCGTTCACGTTCGACGCTACAACTTGAGGGATAACCGACTGCGCGGGCATGATCAGGGGCTTTTTCTCAGGCGGTGCGCCGACCACGACGAGGGCAAACATATTGCAACCGTTGCCCGCTTCGCCAAACTGATTTGCCGCACGGTAGCCCATGAGGGGGCTTTCTTCAATCACAATGTTTCGCAGAATTGAAGAGTTAGCCGACTGAATCAGCTCACGCAGGTTTTTGTTGAACGTGCCACCTGAAGGGTAGCTTGCCTGTGCGCCGTAAGTTGTGGGCGGCACGAGCAGAACGAGTTTTTCAGGCTGAAAATCAACATACTGCTGTTCATACAGGTTGAAAAGTCGCAACACGTCTTTATAGACATTAGTCGGGTCTGCGTCAGCCGGGAAAGGCGCGGCAACGGTCGCCGGTTTGTAGTTGCGGTTTTGGATAACCTGAACGAGTTTTGTCGAGTTAGCCGCCCATTGTGCTGCGGTTGCGAGCGCGGGCGTTGCGTCGCCTGAGTCGCTAAGCGTCAATTGAATGCCGGTTGAAAGCAGACCATAGTCGCCGCCGTCGTCGCGGTATGCAGCGTTAGCGCCGAAACCGTCGAACAGGGTCAGCTCAAGCATACGCATGATAGCGGTTTGCTGTGCTTCATAATAGAGGTTTTGCAGAACGATGCCCGCGAGGGTAGGTGACGCCGCTTTTTCATAGCCTGCATATTGGTCTTTTCTGCCCTGAGTAATAGTGAAAGGTTGCGCGATTGTGATTGCGTCCTTAAACTGATTTAAGAAAGACACTTGGCCCTGATTTGCGTCAAATTTCAGCGAACCTTGCGCGGCAACGTCACCGTTAAAAATCTTTGGTGAGCCTGACGTGCGTTCGATTGGGAAACGAAAGCGCGAAATGTTTGTGCCGGTCGTGCCGTTTTCGAGTGGCAGCGCGTAAGCGTCGCCTGCCTCAGTTAAGAGGTTTGCAAGGGTCGTTTTTTGGTACTGCTGACGCGCGAGAACGCCGACGTTGACAAAGTTGTCATAAACCGAATTGCCGGCAATGCTGTGCAACGCTTCGCGAACCGCTGCGCCCTCGCCAAGCCCGGCTTTCTGAATTTCGGTTGCGGTCGAAATGATTTGCTGCCCGAACGAGCGGCCAATCTGTTCGAGGCGCGACAAAAGCGCCGTGTCACCGTTTGCGCCGTGCTTCACTTCTGAAACGGCCTTATTGTGCGACACGCTCGCAGGGTTTGCGAACGCTACGAGTGCCGACACCGCGCCGACGTATTCTTTCGCCGCGTTGTCAAGCGACAGGTAGTTCGCCTGCCCGTGTTTGAGTTGACCGCTCAGAACTTTTTGAGTGGTAACGGCGTTATGAAACGCCATAAAGTTTTCGAGGTTTTGACGCGCTGCGTCTTTGCCGCTAAGTTGTTTTTCGCCTAACATATTTTTACTTCCTTACGCTGCGCGCGTTATGGTTGAACCGGGCTTGATTTTCTGTAAAACAAATAGCCTGATTTCAGTTGATTTGTGAGTTGCAGCCCGGCGATGCCTGAAAAGACTGCGCCCTCTGCTGCGACGTTGCCGCCGCTTGACACTGACGTCAGTTTGCCCGCTTTGGTAAAGTAAGCTGTGCTTATGCCGTGTGTCGGTTCGCTGCCCGATACGAACGGCACCGCGTAAACTTCGTTCACGTCGGTAACGACAACCACGCGGTCACCTGCTTTGAAAATTCCGTTAGCCGGGGCGATTGCGCCACGACCCTCAGATTGCAGGCCCTGTTCGATAAAGCCGTATCCGATAATGACGCCGACGTTGTATTCGTCGTCAGAATCAGCCACGGGGCCAAGAACGGCTTTTACGCCGCCGGTCGGGTATTCCTGAATCGAAACGAGTGAGCCAATCGGCACTTCGCCGTCAGTCAGGAGCGCAGCGGCTGCGGTCGGTACGACAAGCGGCAGAGCCGCAAGGCGTGACGCCTTAAACTGAAGCGTTGAATCGGTCGGGTTCGTTTCGCCGATTTGTAGGTTTGGAGATAGTCCCATTTTTTGCCTGCCTTAGATGTTTTTAGAAAAACCGGCAAACGACAAAGAGCCGCTCGCGCTGTGTTCTGTTTCGACTGTGCGGGTTTCGCCCGCTTCGAGTTCTTTCGCGTGCGCAACTACTGCGCGCGCTTTTGCTGCGATGCCATCGGCCTTTATGTCGGCGATTTCGGCGAGTGCAGCAAAAGATGGAGTCACGCGGCCAAAGTCGCGACCGTAGTGCTTCGCATAAGCCTTGACGACTTCCTGCGCGGGCAGACCGTGTGCAGCTTCAGCGGCTTTGTCGTCAGCGTTTTTTGCCTCGTCGCCGTCTGGCTCTGCGTGGGGCTTTACCGGCTCAGCGTTTGCTGATTCCGTTTTTGGTTTCAGCGCGGCGAGTTCGTCGCTCATTTTTGCGAGCGCGTTTTTCAAGTCGCTGATTTCGTTCGCTTTCGCTTCTTCATTTTTGATTTCCTCAAGGGCGTTTCGGATTTCGTCCTTGTCAACCGCCGGTTTTTCTGTGTCTGCCATTTTTACAATCCCCTTAATTGAATTTTTAAGATTTCGTACAGCATGTCTTACGTGCTGCGCCACGGCCCTGTTTACCTTCGTGATGACAACCACATTTTTGTCGTCGCGGGGGTTTTCCAAAATCGCCAAGTGATTGCAAACGAGGTCGCCGCCGATCATGTCAAATTCTTCACCTTCGGGCGTGGTGCCTTTTTGCGGTTTGTACGTCGCGCGAAAGAAAGCCGACGTGCCGAACTTTTCGGCGTTTTGATTACGCGTGACGTACTCGACGTTTTGCTTTCCGTAGATATAGCCCTCAGCAAAAACGGCTTTCATTTTATCGTTGTAAATTGCTTTGCGAATAAAGCCGTCAGGGCTTGCGTTTTCTTCACGCGTGTTTTTCTCGTGCGTACCCACCGATAGTACAGAATAAAAAACCGACTGAACAAAATCTTTGTCGGCGATTGCTTCAGGCGGGTAGTAAACGCGAACGCGCCCGCCGCCTTCAAAGCCAAGCTCTGCCGCGTCGTATTCATACACGCCAGCGAAAAGTACAGGGGCGGAAAAATCCGCTGTCATTATGTTTTGCTGAAATTCGTGTTTCGCCGTTGTGGTTTGCGGCGCGTTGTGGGCGACTGTGGTACGTAGGGTCATTTGTTAGTGAACAACTTTTTTTGCTGCGCGCTTTGCTTCATCAAGGGTACTATATTTTTTCTCGTTCGACCAGTCGCGCGCCTGCCCGTCGTACCGTAAAACGTAATAGCCCTCAGGCGTTGCAAAATAGTTTACGGTTTTACCGTTTACCTTTTCGCTGCCTGCTTCTTGTAGTGCACCGTGCCCAACGCAGGCGTCAAAAGAGTTTGTAAATTGTGTGATGTTCATTTTTTGTTTACCCGGTCTGCTATTTTCTGCTTTTGTCGTCAATGTATTGACGCGTCTTTTTTTTCACCGCTTCAAGTGTGCTATAGCCACTTGTCCCGTAATCGCCAACCCTGCCGTAGAACAGCCCGTCTTTTTCATAAAATAGTGCTTCGATGTTATTGTACGTTTCACGGGCGACGGGCACCGGTGCATGACCCACGCAGGCGTCAAAAGAGTTTGTGAATTGCGTTATGTTCATTTTTACCAGTTTATTTTTGCGCCGAACTTCTTTTCGACTGCTTCGACCATTTCAGATTTTGTTTGCGTCGAAATGCCGGGATTAGATTTCAAAAACTTTTCCATGTCTGCCACAGAATTGATTTCTTTGAGAAATAGCTTAGCCGGGCCGTACGCGCCGGGGTAGTCGCCATGCCCCACGCAGGCGTCAAAAGACTGAGTAAATAAAACAGCGTTCATAAGGCGCGGTTAGCGCAGCAGGCATACATTGTCAAGCAACTACCACAAAATCAATTAGCGGCTTGCCTTTCGAGGGTTCAGCAAAGCAGCGGCAATTGTGACTTGCCAAACTGTTAGCATAATATGCCCCTGTCTCAGTTTCAAAATTAAACACATAACCGGAGTAATTAGAATGAATAACACACAACGCGCGCACGAAATCTTGCGCACCAACGCCGCCCAAATCGTCAAGCTGTACGTCAGCGGGCTTAGCGAATTGGCCTGCGCCCGGCGTTTTAGGATTAGCCGCTTGCTTATTCGTCGCACGATTCTTGCGGCGGGCGTCACCCCGCGCACCGGGTCGCAGGCTAACTTTTTGCGAATGGGTCGAATGACGCACAAAGAAAAACAGGCGCTCACGAAAAAAGCTAATAAGGCGACACGCGGTAAAAAACAGACGGCTGAGTTTCGGGCCAAAGTCGCGCAGGGTCGATTTCGTAATCAGCCCGCGCACCTGATCGGCGTCGGCGAAAAAGAATTTGCCGAAAGACTTAAACGCGAGGCTATAGATTTTGTCGCACAAGCCCCCGTCGGCGGCAATAACATTGATTTCGTGCTGTGGCAAACCGTCGCCGTGGAATTGCGTTGCGAGGCCGTCAACCCGGCGCGGCGTGCTGACCAACTGAAAAAGATTAAAAAGTTGCTCAGCGGTGGCTACGTCACGTTGTACGTTCTGCACAACTCGCTTGAGCACTTGACCGGGAATCTTGACGAGCTTGTCAAAGCGTTGCACGTCTTGCGCAGCGACCCACCCGCGCGCGGTCAATACCGGATGATTCGGTGTCAAATGGAGCGCCCCCGCGCTCGAAAAAATTGTGGTGAGCTTGCCGCTATAAAAACGCCGGTAAAGCGTTTTTATCTTACTATCGAAGATTATGCGGCTTGACCCGACAACGCAACCATAATCCGAAGCGACGTGCCCCGTGTGTTTGTTGCCGTACTCGTCAATGGTCGTGGGCGGGTTTGTCCACAGAAAGGTTTTACCGTTTAGCATTCTGTGCGTTTTTCTGACTCGCGAGTCTTCTTGCGTGCACCACTTGTAACGGTCGCCAAGGTCGCCAATCACAGCATCGTTTATTTTCGCGCCAAGGTCGAACGCGCCTTCTTCGCCGATCTGCTCAGCCTTTTTCGCCATTTCGTCCTTGAACGAAAACACACCGAAAACATTTTCGCCGTTTTTGCGTTGCTCAGGGCTGAGGTAAACTTTATTTAGTAAACGCTGAACGTCGCCGGGGGACTCTTTGCGCAGCTTCTCAAATTCTTCGACCGCGAGTTTATTTTTCTTAGCGTCGGCCACAACCTTTACTGTTGCGGCAAGGCTTTTCTGTTCGCGTAGCCACTCATAGCCCTTAGCCTTAATCGTGCCGGGCCAAATGCGAATTTCTTTTTCGCGGTAATACTCTTTGAGCGCGCGTTCATAGCGCATACGAAACGTGTCGGCCTTTTTGAGTAGTTCTTTTTCGGCGTTGACGCTTTCTTTCGACTGACTGCCCCACTTCCAGACCGTCAGCGCAAAGTTGCGCACGATCTTTTTATATTTTGGGGCGAATTGTTCAAAGACGGTTATCACTTAGCGAGGGGGCTTAGAATTAAGCTCACTAATTGCTTTGTTGCGGGCGTCTTGAAACGACGTGCCGCCGGGGCGTTCGCGTGAATCTAACTCAATGATAAAATATGAAAACGCGCCACGCTCATCGGCCCAAATCTCGACCGTATACCCCCGATGCTGAAACGTGGGAAACTCTACTGTGCCATTAGTGTGTTGCTTTCCGCGAAAAGCCTTAGTGTCAGCAGCTACGTCGTGCCCGACGCAAGCGTCAAACTCTTTCAAAAATTCAGTTGCTTTCATTTTCCCTCACTAAGTCAAATCAGCCGGCGCAGGTTCGCCGCCCGGTAAATCTACGTCATCGCGTAAAACGCCAAGCGCACGAAAACCGTTTTCTAATTCGCGGCTGTCATTCATCGAAACGAGGTTATCGATTTTCTTTTTGTCTTCGTCCAGTTTTTCGCTTTCGGTGTACTGGTAGAGCGGCGCAAACTCAACGTCGAATTTGCCCGCAAGGTCTTTGTATTTGCCAAAGCGCGCGTCGTAAGTCAAAACCGTATCGACAATAAACTTGAAAACTGGTTCAATTTTACCGCGCTGAATATCTGAATGAATGTCGGCGTTCGTGGTCATCACATTAAAGTTGTTCGCCTGATAGGCAGACGACGAGCCGAAATAAAAGTCGGAGTGCATACCGGCCTGTATGCCGATAAATTCTTTTAGCGCGCTCGCGATGTCCGCGAAGCCGGGCGAAAAATTCGACGACAAAATCTCCATTTCGGTACCCGAGTCGATGCGCGTTATGTCGTTCAACGTCAAAGTTTTGTTTATGTTCGCCAAGTTCTTTTCAAGCGCAGCGAGTAAGGCGTCGTTCATGCCTTCGCCGTTGTGCTTTTGAATGATCGTCTGAGCGCGCACGCATAAAACCTTTATCGTATAAATGTAAAGGTTAATTGCCTCTGCGGCCTCGCGTAATTGCGCAACGCGGTTTTTACCCACGCCCAGCATCGGCTCAAAGCCAGGGCAAAGAAACTTCGCGCTGACGTCGTTTTTCAAACTGTAACCGAGGCAGAACAACTCGCCCACGTCGTTTGTGTCGTCAATAGCAGAGAAACGCGAGCGCGTCGCATACGAAAAATAAGAGTCGTTAAACGCGGTAAACGTCACGCGCCCGTTTCTCTGCACAGGTACGAGCAGCGAGCCGCGCGGCGAACAGTCAGAATAGAGAAGCATTTTCGCGAGCGTTTCGCGCAGGTTCATTTTGTTGAAATGATCGGCGAGGGCTTTTGTCAGTTCTTTGTCGTCGAAAACCGCTTCGGGTAAATCGCGCAGCGCATACGCTATCGGCTTGTCAACGATCTTAGAAAGCGTCGGTATAGCGAGGTAGTCTTTATAGTTATACAGGTAGGGCGTGTAGTCAATGTAATTGCCGACAAGCGTCGGGTCTTTCATCGAATTGATTTGCAGGCCGACGTTTGAATAGATGCTGTGGTGTACTTCTTTGAACGCCGCGTACTCTTTCGTACGGCGTGTGTCCACCGTGCCCCGGTTTTTGAGTTCGTGCCCGACGTTGTAAATCTGCGTTTCGAGCGGCGTTGCCACTTTGGCATACTTTTGCGCCGTGCGGTTTTGCCATTGTACGAACGCGGAAACTAAATCGCCGTTTTGTTGCGGGCCGGGTGTCAGGCGTGCGGCGCGTTCGTTTTCATAGTCGCGTTTGATTTGCTCAATCATGCCGTGAAACGTATTCGACGAAACGACGTTTGACACCTGATCGACGAGCGTTTTATTCTCGGCAAGTTGCGTGATCGGCAAAGACTGCAAAACATTCAGCGCACGCAAGACGCCGTGCAGTTCGTTCGCCGCGCTCATTTCACGACCTCGGCGGCTACGTTATCATACAGCAACTCGGTTTCCATAAGTGGATGATTGAAACCCTTTTTCGCAATCGTTGCGGGCGCGTTCGGCGACGTGCTGCCTTGCTTGATAATCTGCTTAACTTCACGCACTATTCGTTTTGCCATATTTTCCATAAAACTTTTTTCCAGTTTCTTCAGCGTTTGCGGTGTCATTTTCGGGTCAATGAGATTTGCCAGATACTTGTCGATTAGCTTTGTTTCATCTCCGCCGTTATTTTTTATTGCATTCTCAGCACCGACACGAAACGCAGGGCGCGGCGGAATAAGCTCAGTGCCGAACTCGTTCCACCGGGCGACATCTGCGAGTTTTACTGCGGGGGCGTCGCCTTCTTTCGGGTAGCTTACACCCGATTTTGTGCCAATGAGAACGTGCATAGATTGTGCGCCCGATAAACTCGCATCACGCACCGCGTAAAGCACTTTGCGCAAGGCCCATCAAGCGGATATATTGCCGTACGCTTGGCGACGTTTGCCACAGCTCCACTGCGCCGGCTAAACTGTCGGGCGCGTCGTCATGCTCTGCGAATTTATTATAGTTCGCAATTTCGGCAAGGTATGCCGGGTCGGTGCCCGCGAGTGCGCGCAGCTTGTATTTATTCGCCGCAACGTGTGACGTTATGCGTTCGTGCTTCGCCGTGCTCTGATGCTTCTTTGTCCAGTTATTGCGCCATTGCGGCGTAAATCTTTTTTCCGCCTCTTTCAGTGCCGTAAAAAAGATTTCGGTTGCGTCGCTTAGCTGACTTTCAAGGCAAGTGTCAATCGGTTTGAACTGCGCGAGCATAGTTAAAACGCCGCGTTGTGTCTCAGGGTCTGCAATTGATTTCGGAAAATTGCGCCCGGTGAACAAAAACAATTTTTCCGGGCCACGAGTTATTACGCCGACAATAGAAACGCTCGTGCTGTCAGTTTTTTTCTTATTGCTAAATGACGAGTCGAGAAACGCCACGCAATAAGCGCAATCCCAGTTTGCATCAGTTTCAAAAGCTCCGATAACGTCGTCAGAAAATATATGTTCAAGCTCGTAGTTTGCTGCGTACAGGCTTGGCGTCATTTCTTGTTTTTTCTTAGCTACCCACTCGGGCGTTATCTCGGGTATGTGAATTTCGCCTATACGAAATTTACGGCCCTCAAACATAGACTTTGGCAACGTCGAAAAATAGTCGTCTTCATGCCACGGCGTTCCCGTTATCATTATCGACCCGGTAGGCTCAATGACGTTCGCTGTCTCGTAGACAAAAGACTTTGTGCGCTCACGCTCTGCGCCGCTGTAACGGTCTTCTTTCGTTACGATGTCATCGAGCCATATATAGTCAAAGTGCGCGCCTGTAATGCTGCCCCCGATGCCCGCAGCGGTTAAAGATGGTTGAACAGTCACGCGTCGCTTAAACGCGAAAACCGTTTTCTCCTGGGACCATTCTTTTGTCTGCGCTGACTGACACTTCCACCGCGCGATTAAATACATACGCACAACGGGATTGTGAAGAAAGATTTTTTGCAGCGCGAGCACCACCTCGGCGGCATACGTGTCAGTTTTACGGACAATCAAAACCCGCAATTCGGGGTAGAGCATAAAAAGCAGCGTGAGCGCAACGAGACCGCATGTCGTTTTGTACGAGTTTCGATGCGCCATAAGAATGTCGCGCCCGCCTTGCGGTACGCGTAAAAAAAAGTTAATCCACTGATCGTGTTCAGGCGTTAGTTTTTCAAAGCCTAAGAGGTGCCCGAATTTGTGCGGCTCTGCCAGCCAATCGTCAAGCGCCGCGTGCCATGCGAAATCACTCATTAACTTTTTCGGCGGTTGTCTCGACTATCTGCCCGCGAGGCGCGAGTGCGTACTTCCCGAAAACTTCTTTTGCCTTTTCGTCGTGCTCCGCAATTTCGGCAGGCGTCAGCGCCTTAATAGTAAGCGTGTCGTTACTCGCAGGCTTGCCGTCTATGTACTCGGCAAGAGTTTTAATCGCCCACGCCTCGTCAGCCAATGCGTTTTTCAGTAGCACTAACGCCACCGCACGCGCCGCGTGTGTATCCATCGGTTTTATCGGGGCCGGCACCTGTTTATCGCCGACGGTGACTTTTCGGTTTTTCAAAACTTCTAAAACTACCGTCGGCACGTCGCCCGCCAAAATGTTTTGAAGCTGAGTTTTAATCGACGGGCCGCGCTTACCGTTACGGCCACCGCGCGCCATGTCTTCTTTCGTGAGGTTGTGCCCTTTACGATTACCTTTTTTCGGCATGTCGCCCCGCGTTAAAAATCATGCACCGTCACGATTTCGCCTTTGAAACCTGCGCGCGTTAATTTGTCGCGCACCTCGTCGGCGTAATTCCACGCGTAGTTTATGCATACATCAGCCGTTTGCAAAAGTGTACTCGCGAGTTTTTCGTCGTCGGTCATCGCTTCAAAATACGTATTAGGCAAAGGCAGAATTTTTGCGCCGCTGCCCGGCTGAAATTTGCCGATCTTTGCGGGCGTTTGGTCTATAATAAAATTCGGGATTGCGAGCGAGTCGTCGGCAAGACACGCATTGACGACAACGCTTTTCGCTGCACTACCAAAACCGATTATCTTTTTGCCCTTCACGTAGTCAGCAAGGCGAAGCAGTTTTAGCGCGACGACTTCGGCAAAATTAAATTTCGGCTTTTCGATTTCGGCGTGTACCCACCGGCCATACTCTTTATGTGTAACCTGTACGCGCCATGACCCGCCGTGCGCGTCGATGTACTGCGCGCCGGTCAAAAATAAACCTGCGCGCTCTGCTAACGCCTGCACGCCTGCGAGCGTTATATACCCGATGTGCTCAGCGTACACGAGGTCGAACAAAACATGATTGCCAAGCGTTGCGCCGTCAGGAAACTCGAACACAGCCACGCCATCAGGCGCAAGCAGAGTTTTGACCCCACGCATAAAATCCAAAGGGTCGGGCACGTGCGCCAAAACATTTGTCGCCGTTATCGCATCGGCTAACCGTTCGCCGTTGTGCAGCAAGTCGCGCGCAAACGCCTCGCCGAAAAAGCCTTTGCGTTTCGGCCAATGTACACCGTCTTGAAATGGAGCAACGTCTGACGGGTCAATAACAATCGCCTGACGGTCACACACACGATACAGGGCCGCAGCTAATGCGCCGTCGTTGCCGCCGATGTCGTACACCACGCCGCGCGCGTTCGGCTCATTTGTCGGCAGTAGTTCTTTAACGTAGCGCGCAAGCTCGACGCAATGCGCACGCCACGATGCCGACAACGGCACAAACGCATAAGCCCCCGCAAAAAGCTCGTCAGGTGTAAACGGAGTGTTCGCGAGTGAGAACGACCCGCAAGTGTCACAACTAACAAGTTCATGCGGACGACGTTCTGCCGCCTTGGCGCTTTCGTACGTCGAAAAGTATTTATTCGGCGCGGGCAAACTAAAAGTCATTACGTGTTTTGCATCTGCGCCGCAATAACGGCATTTCGGATTTTCAATTGTGTACAAAGTGCACCCCTTCGATTTTTTTCCAGCGTCTAAACCCGCCGCAGTTTTTGTTTATAGCGTCAAACCAAAACCAATCTGCCGAGTGCTCCATAGACGCCCACGGCACGCCGACAATTTCAGCACGGCGAAAAACTACCGCACCGCAATCTAAAAAACCGCGCATCGGTTTTGCCGGTAAAACTTTGTGCTGTATGTAGCTATGCACAGTATCGCAGTAAACCGCAATTGCCGTTTCGTCATCGTCAAGCATTGCCACGGCCTCAGCAAGAAACGTCGGTGCATAATAATTATCGTGGTTTGTTATGATTGTAAAAGTCGCATCGGATTTTGCAAGGTTTTCAACGTGCCTTGCCCGCTTCGCGTGTCCGTAATTCTGTTCGCGCTCTTTTGAAAAAATAAACTTCATGCGCTCATCTTTGGGCAGTAAATCTTTGTAGCCTTTGGGCGGTTCGCCGTCGTGCTCAATAATCAGCCGCCAATTTTTGTAGGTCTGCGCCATGAGTGAGTGCGCGACTATCGGATAGCCCTCGTATGCCGTCGCAAAAACTTCCACTAAGCCCCCACTTTTTCCGTAACAAACTTCGTAGACGTCAGGCCAACCGGCCCGAAAATCTTTTTTCCTTGGCGTCAGATAATTACCGCTGCGCCCCGTGTCCCAGAGCGGCGAGTCTTTAATCGGTGCAATCTGTTTACACCGATAGCCCTTGCGTTCTGCCTGTAACAAAAAATGGTTTTTCGGGTCGCGATGCTCAAACTTGTAGCAATCATTTTTAATCGTTATCGGGTCGGCTGCAAATTCTAATTGCTCTACAAACTCGCGAGGCATAAAAAGCCCCGTTGTGCGAACATGACGCACGGGGTTCAGCGACATTTCAAAAACCGGCAAATCGGTCGGCGCATTCCGCGCACTCAAAAACGCGTCAATAAAATCGGGGCGCACGGGCAGAAGGTCGTCAACGCACCACAATAAAAAATCGTAAGGCCCAAAACCCGCCAAGCGACCGCGTGCGACGTCTTGCAGCGCGCCTATATCAAACCCCTGATTCGCGCGCTCTATAAACACGCCGCCCACCGCCTCGACCTGTCGTCTGTACTCAGTAAATTTCAGAGCGTTGTTGCAGATAACGCGAAATTCAACGTCGGGGTGACGCTGCGCCGATAGTCGCCAAGCCTCGCACCACGTACGTAGGTTCGCGTCACGGTCGTAAACAATAATAGTGAGTGCAGTTTTCAAAATCAGTTGACTTGCGCCGCTTCGATCTTACCAACCAACCGCCGCACAGAGTCAAGCCCGCGCTTGCCTTCGATACAATCGAACAGGTGCGCCCGGCTGCGGTTCACAGCCCGCGCCGCCTTCGTGTACTCACCGAACTTGTCTTTTGCCCGCTTTTTCAGGTACGCCCGATACGCCACGTCGGCGACAGCGTATTTTTTTTCGCATTCAGTCAAAGTCGGTGATTTCACGCGGCCCTGTGCCAGTTTTTCTACCTCACGTCAAGTAAATTTAACTTGTCGCCGCCCGGCCCGATAGCTCAGCCGGGCGCAGCCCCGCAAACTGTCCCACGATCTGTCCCGTGTCCCACATAATTTGGCCCCTAACACCCCATACCCATTTTTTATACGCTACGGCTAATACAAGGGATAAAAAAACCCATAGGGTTTATATAAAAAAGTAAGTGTACATGGACAAGAGGGACAGAAAACCCTTTATTTACAGGCTCAAACCGCTGTCCCACATAGCCAAATGCGCGACGTGAAAAACCCCGTTTTCGCCGCGCAGTTGACCTTTTATCGTGTCGGTAAACGCTCGTTCACCTAACTGCACAGCAAAAACGGCAAAAAGTCTTTGTACAGTTTCGACTTGTCGGGCAGTTTAAGTACAGAAAAATAGTAAAAAAACTTGACGCCGTAACTGCCATTTAGTATATTCTTATTACCGGGCCGGGTGGCTTGGTGAGGAAAACAAAAGATGAAAACAGAAAAATTCAACCAAAAATTTCAGGTCGGCAAAGTTTATTGCGGCACATACATTACTAACTCTGATTTAACCGTCGCTTACCGCGTCACGCGTCGCACAGCGAAAACCGTGTGGGTTGTGCAGGTTGACCACAACGGCAACCCATATAAAGGCGAAAAAGTATTACGCCGCGCGGTTAAAGTGTGGAGTCGCGAAAATGAGGTTTTTATGCCTGACGGCAATTACTCGATGGCGCTTAGCATTCATGCCGACGAACCGCGCGGCGAAACACCCGCGAGCGAATGGCAAGCGGCCTACGAGGCCGCCAAGGCGTACAAAGCCAACCAACCGCCCACACTAACCATTTTACCCCGCCCGGCGCGCTGTGCGCCTGCTGTGTGGTCTGTGGCGCGCGTGCTGCCTGTCTGCCGCCCTGCGGCGTGGGCGTTTGATCGGGTGGCGGGTCACTGACCCCTACCTTAAATCGTAAAAAAACTTGACGTGACAACTCGAAAAACACAACGTCAAGCGTCGCTGAGACTCAGTGACAATGGAGAAAAAATGAAAAAGACGAAACAAAAACAGTACGCAGCAAGCCGCGCCCACGTTTGGGCGTTTTGCGAGCCAAGCGAAACGTTGCAACGCGCAGCGAAAAACCCGTTCAAAACGCAGACGCCCGAACAGGCTGAAGGCGTGGCAATCCATGCGGCAATTCACGCTGCGTTTGACGAGACTGTCAAAGCTGAGCCGAAGCACGCCGAAATTTTGGCGGCATCAGACGATGCGGCAAGCGTGGTTGAGTTTTGCGTGCAGGTCGTTTCTCACCTCATAACGGCGCAGACGTCAAAGCCTGAGCTGTATTTTGAGACGGTAGCCGACTACGCCGACGACAATCTGAAAATCGCTGCACGGCCTGACCTCGTGATTTACGACGCCAAGGCGAACAAACTAACGGTCGTAGACTACAAAACGGGCTTTACCCCGGTTGAGGCTGAGGGCAACGAGCAATTGAAAATTTATGCGCACGCGTTCTGCGTCGCACATAAGCTAACGCCTGACACAATAGAGGGCATAATCATTTCGCCGCGCCTGCATACAGTCGAATACGCCGAAATTCACTACGACCCTGACTTTTTCGAGAACCTGCACGCTGAGTTAAAAAAGCGCGAGGGCCGGTTTATCGTCGGCGCACATTGCAAAAACTGCAATGCCCTGACGACGTGCAAACTATTTCGCGAAACGGCGATTGCTTACTTTGAACCGCACCTGCGCGACGGCCTGACAAGCCGCCCTGACGAGTGGAAAAAGCTAATTGCGATAGCGCGCCCGGCCAAAAAGTTCTTTGAGGAGATACTTGACGAGGCTAAAAATTACCTCGAAATGGGCGGCGCGCTTGACGGCGTGGGTTTAACCAAAAGTGCCGGGCGGCGTGCGTGGTTTCGCGAAATTACGCCCGATGAGATAGCGCAAAAAATCGGCGTGCCTTTGGCAAAGCTCGTCGACCCGCCAAAGATCAAAAGCCCTGCACAGGCAGAAAAGCTATTGAAGAAAGAGCAGAAAGACACTCTGCGCGCGTTGGTTTACCAACCGCAAAACCTGTCTGTAAATCTGACAGGCGAAACGAACTTTTTAAGCGCCGGCGATGGCGCGGAAAAAATAATCTGCGTTGAAACGGGGCTTGCCTCGGTGCTCGCAGGTGCAAAAAAAGAAAACAAAAAGGAAAACAAAAATGGCAAAAGAAACACCAATAAGAAGTAAGAAAAGCGATGCGAAGCTCGTAAAGGGCGCAGTGGCTGCACAGGTGGTAAACGCTGTGTCAGTCGTCGGCGGCCCAGAACTCGTAGTCACGCGTGCAAGTGACAAAGGCGTGTCAGTCGTCGTGAAAAACGTGCGGTTGACATGGGTTTTCGTGAAAGCGTTTCGCGAAGCACCGAATGACTGGACGAAGGGTACAAAAAGCGTTACGCTTTTAATCCCGAAAAAAAGCGCGCAAGGTTTCGTTAACGCACTTGGTGCAGCGGTGAAACAAACGATTTCGCTTAATAAAAAGATTGTGTCAATCGAAGCGAAAAAAGCGGCGATGCTGCAAGCCTTGGCGATAAACGCTGAGGGGTCGCTATTGAAAGACGGAGACGAAGCGACAGACGCGGGCGGCAACCCACGACCTGAGCTTGCGGGCTTTCTGACGTGGCAGGTGAAAAAATCAGCGAAACGCGAGGCGAAAGCCGAAGATTTTGCAGAGGCTTACCCGCTTTCGTTTCACGACGCAGCGGGGCGGCCTGTGCCTGCGGAGTTTATCGACCGTGAATTTTACAGCGGCGTTTATGCTGACGTGGCTTTCACGCTTGCGACGTACTCTGTCAGCGGAAACGAGGGCGTCACGGCGTACCTGAACGGCCTGCGCAAGAATCGCGACGGCGAGCGCATCGGCGGCTTTGACCCGTTCGCAGGCCGTTCAGGTACGCCGTGACGCCCGCGTTTCCGCTGACAGAGT